TATTGGTGCAAGGAACGGGCCTTGCCAGGGTGCAGCTATCGGTATCTTATGGCATTGCCTCCCAGTGTATATCCGCTACATTAGCCGGTTTATTCCGTCTGACCGGAGGAGGCGACAGGTGCGATACCTGTATTCCGTGCCTTTGTCCTGCAATGTGCAGGTGCCGTTCCTTGCATTTATAATATAACACGTAACGTGACGTTATGCAATAGGCGATTTAAAATATCTCACAAAAAATAAAAGCCGCTTATTTTGCGGCTCTCGGGGATTGTGGTTGTTCATCTGGATTGTCAAAGTTTACTCCGTAGGCTTCCAGGGCTTCTAGGATTAGCCCTATTTTTGTTTTGTGCCATACATTGGCGGCGTTTTCAATCGCCTTGGCCTTATCTGGTGCTAAGTCCAGGGGAAGCCTTATTTTTGGTAAAGCCATAGTATCACCTCGGCTACATTGTAACACGTGACGGACGGGTTGTAAAGTTTTTGAAATTATTTTGGGGGTGGCGGGATGGAGAAGAATCTAGCATTTACTACTTGGCTTTTTGTGTGGTGTTGCTTGTGGTTAGGTATTTTTTAAGTAAAGGAGCTGGGCGGGATGGCAGACAATGAGCAAACACAACCCAACAAATACATAGCGACTCCGGCAGAGTCAAAGCTCATTGAAACCCTTGCCAATCCTGAGAATTATGGCAAAAACGTTTCAGAACTTTGTGAATTGGCAGGAGTGAGCAGGAATATATACTATGACGCTTTCAAAAAGCCCGATTTTGTCGCCTATTACAATGCTCTGGTACTGGAACTACTCCGTGGCAAGGTTGGTGACGTTATCAATGCTACATACAGGTTTGCGACGATGTTTTCGCAGAACCACCAGGACAGAAAGATATTACTGGAAATGACGGGGACTTATATTCCCAAACAAGCACATGAAGTTTTCGGCAAGGACGGGGGGCCGATACAGACAGTTGACCTATCAGGCCTAACCCTGGAGGAGTTGAGAGCGATTGCCAAAGCTAACAGTAGCACAGAGGACAGCTCTGGTGGCTGAGGCCAAGAGGGAGTTGGCACGGCGTAGCTTTTACGATTTCTGCGTCTGGATGGACCCTAAATTTTTCACACCGGGCAAGCCTCATCTTAAACAAATAGCCGAAGCCTTTCAAAGGGTGGCAGAGGGTATAGTTAAAAAACTGATGATTTCAATGCCTCCCCGGGCTGGGAAGTCTTACGAGACCTCCCTTTTTTGTGCCTGGATGATTGGCAGAAATCCTGAAGGCTCAATAATGCGGAACTCATACGCTGCAGAGTTGGCCGAGAAGTTCTCTTACGACATACGTCAGATCGTGCAGATGGACAAATACTTAGCTGTGTTTCCGCACATAAAGCTAAAGCAGGACAAAAAGGCCGTAAACGACTGGGCCATCACCAAGGCTAAGCAGACAACCTATTTTTGTGCAGGTGTTGGTGGGGCTATAACTGGTAAAGGCTGTACATTGGCGGCAATACTTGACGACCCGATTAAAAATATAGAGGAAGCCCTGTCCGAAACCGTCATAGAAAAGGTTTGGAACTGGTACACATCAACCCACCTGTCCAGGCTGGAGACAGGATGTCCAGAGATACATATTGCCACACGCTGGAGCCGAAAAGACCCCATAGGGAGACTTTTAGAGGACTACGGGGATGATTGGACGGTAATTGTCATTCCGGCCCTCACAGAGGACGGTACGACATTCTGCGAGGAAATCAAGACAACGGCAGAGTTATTGGCGATCAAACAGGTCAATGAAGATTTTATCTGGGAAGCTGAGTACATGCAGAACCCGGTAGAGTCTAAAGGCCTGCTCTATCCAGTGGAGCAGCTGAAGCGTTTCGGCAGGGTTGACCTGGCCAGCAAAATACCGGATGGCATTGTGGGATTTACAGACACAGCCGACCAGGGGGATGATTACCTTTGTAGCTTGATTGGTAAAAGGTTTGGACTCTACACCTACATAAGCGACGTGGTTTTTACCCAGGAAGGCGTAGAGCTGACTGAACCCCTTGTTGCACAGATGATAATTGATACCTGCTCCGATGTCATGAAGGTTGAGTCAAACGCCGGGGGCAAGAGCTTTGCGACCAATGTCAGAAAGCTGGTACAGGGCAAATCAGGCTGCACAGTGGTATTCGAGCCGGCTACGACAAACAAAGAGACAAGGATTCTGATGTGTGCTGGCTATGTCAAGGAATATTTTTATTTCCGGGACGACTACGAGCCTGGCAGCGACTACGACAGGTTTATGAGGCAGTTAACCGGCTATGTTAGGCTTGGAAGAAATAAGCACGATGATGCACCGGACGCTGTGACGGGATTGGGTGACTATATGAAGGCACATACTTTTACGCTGCCAGAGGGTAAAAAGGTCAAAGAAGGCGGCACATACCACTACGGCGAGCTTGTGCAGCTGGGCCTTAACGATACCCAGATCCGGCGCATGGTTCGTGACGGGACGATTAGGGTGATAGGGAGGAAGCCGAGATAATGAGGATACCGGAAAAAATCAAAATTGGCGGCAAAGATTTCAAAATTGAACACGACACCACTATAGTCACAGATGAGGGATATGCTTGTCGTGGAAGGTCCAGAGCGGCAATGCAATTGATTCAGCTTAATCCTGGGTATCCGCAACAGACCATTGACTGCACACTATTGCATGAAATACTTGAGGCATTGAACACTAACACTGAAATTGGCCTTGAGCATAGGCAGATTAGTCAACTGGAAGAGCATCTTTACCAAGTCCTAAAAGACAACAAACTCCATTTCGATGAATAGAAAGGATGATACCGTGAAAGTCCTACTCTTAGACAATTGGAGCGAGAAGGCAAGGGAAATTATTTCAGATAATTTCATTGGTTCGGACGACATACTGCCCACCAAGGATGTTGATGGGGTAATTATTGGCCTTAATCAATCATTTAACATGTCTGTTTTAACTGGGCTTAAATTCATAGCCTCCTGCACAACCGGCCTAGACCACATCGACACAGAATACTGCAAGGCCAAAGGCATTAAAATCATATCCCTGCAAGGCGAAACAGAGTTTTTACAGGATGTCTGGGCTACGGCCGAGCATACCTGGGGCCTGATAATGTCCCTGGTGCGCAAAATCCCCTTCGCCTATAATGATGTATGCGCCGGGAATTGGGAGCGTGAAGCGTGGCAGGGGACGGAGTTGAGAGGTAAAACGCTGGGGATTGTGGGGTATGGCAGGGTAGGGCGGCAGGTAAAGTATTTAACAGAAAGATCTTTTAAAGAAGTTATATGGTATGACAAAAAAAATTGGGAAGGTAACGCCCAATGTAAATGTTGCAAGGGTCATTCATTAGACTATGTATTGCAAAACTCCGACATCATCACCGTCCACGTCCCCCTGAACGATGAAACCCGGGGTATGTTCGGGGCGAAAGAGTTTGCCATGATGAAGCCGGGAGCGTATTTTATCAACACTAGCCGAGGGGCTGTGGTGGATGAGGAGGCACTTATAAATGCCTTGTTTAACAGTCAGATTGCAGGAGCTGCGCTCGATGTGGTATGCAACGAGCCGAACATATACGAGCCATTGAGGGAATACGCAGCACATCAAAAAAACCTCATAATCACAAGTCACATAGCCGGGAACACTGCTGAGTCCAGAGAAAAGACTCAGCTTTTTATTGCCAACAAAATCAAGGACTTTATTCAAGGAGGCGGTTAACGTGTATGTAAGAACTGATTCGGGGTATCCGCTGGATATTGTGGTAACAGGGAGGCTATCACAATATATCATCCCAATGATGGACATAACTGCATGGTCTGGCTTCACGAATCAGCCAGCGAATGACGGAGTAGAAGTAGTCAGTAATAGCGCAGGGGACACCGGAAAATGTACCATATTTGGAACCACCAATGGCACAGGGGTCTTTGCCTATGAAACCATTACCCTAAACGGAGTAACCGCAGTAGCCACAACTAAGACAGATTGGGGCAATATCTACGGCGTTTTCCTTGGCGACATCTACGGTCAGAATATCACCCCGGCAGTCGGCACGATTACCATTCGCGAAGCATCAGCAGACCAAACCATCACCACGCTTGCCGCCAACGCTATCAGTAAAGGCATGGTGGTATTTGACCTGACAGGCAAGGACATTATCCTAAACGTGCATAGTGGCAACGTCTGGAAGCGTACCGCTGGTGTGGTAACCACTGCCAACGGTTTTAAAATGAGCCTTACGGGCGGGAATATCAAGGAAGAAAAGATTGCATCTTATATCTACCTCATTAGCGACACCACCGGGGCAACCGCGCAAATTGAAGTACAGGCGTAGGTGATGATATGGGAATGAGAAGAAGCTTTAAGCCTACGAATATTGTTTCAAATGGTGCTTTTGCAAGTGTAACAGGGTGGACTGGCACTGATGGAACTATTGCAGCAGCAAATAATGAATGTACGCTTACTCTTACAGGTACAGGCCTGTACACTAGACTATCGCAAGGAATAAATATGCCAATAGGTAAATATTATGTTTCGTTTGAAATATATCCCAAATATGCTAATAATACATTGTTTTATACGAGTACGGTTGCGGTTAATCCCGTTACGTTAACATTGCCTACGCCTAATGTGTGGAATAAAGTGAGCGGAGTGTTTGATAATACGGATATATCAACAGGTACGTACTTTATGCACAAAACAAATGCAAGTTATGTCATAGGTGATACTATTAAATTTAGAAAAATAATGCTGATTAATTTAACACTATTATTCGGAGCAGGCAATGAACCAACCTTGGCATGGTGTAACAACAATTTCCCTGCATGGTTCGATGGTACTTTAGGCGGTGGTAGTTTCGGTGGAATAGGAGGGTTGAAATGAAACTAAGAGACGGGAATATAATCGTCTGCGACTGTGGGGCAAGCGAGGTGTTTTATGGAACGCGTTAACTGCGATCTTTGTGGTGCTGACGATTATGTGGTTTTGTGGGACAAGTCAGAGCGAGAGAAGGCCGGAAAATTAAATAGCGTGGTTATCCGAGATGAGCAGAACAGCATTATCCAAGGCCGCAACGTGATGTGTAAGCGCTGCGGCCTTGTTTATGTCACGCCGAGGATGACCAAGGAAAACCTGGATCGTTTCTATGCCGAGGATTACCGCAAGGTTTACGGCGGCGGCGCTAGCCTGGAGGCTGAGAAGAGGCATGCAAAAATGGCCTTTGAATTAATGCCGAACGGTATTCGCTTCCCCTGGCAGGAAGGAACACACCTTGATATAGGCTGCAGCACAGGGCAATTGGTAAAAATGACAGCGGGATACGGCATTGAACCCAACACTGAGTATTGCGAAATGGCTCAAAAAGATGGACTGAAGGTTACCAATGTCTCCATAGAGTCCTACAACCCAGACATTCGTTTCGACATCATAACCATGCTAAACGCACTTGAGCACGTAACCAGCCCGACAGAGGTACTGCAAAAGATGCACAGTCTCTTAAGCGACGGAGGCCATGTTCTGGTGAGTGTCCCGAACCTGATTAACACACATATAAATATCCCGGTGGATGCGTTTTTGTCTAATGCTCACCTATACAACTTCACGGCCCAAACGCTGAGTATCATGATGCGGAAATGTGGGTTTACGCCGGTAAAAGCCTACCTTATACCAGAAGAAATGGGTGAGAAAGTTTACATCCTGGCCCAAAAGTACGAACCGAATGAGATCGTTTACGACGACGATATAGGGCGGCGGATAGTATTGACCAAGCATTTCCTGGAGTCCGCCGACAGGGTGTTTATGTTGAAGCATCTTTTGAATGGAGGGATATAGTGACGCGCATAATTTCCGATTGCTGCGCCAACCACATGGGGGACCGGCGCATAATGGAGGCTATGATTAAGGCGGCATCTGGGGCAGGCGTGGACATCGTTAAATTCCAGTCCTTCCGGGCCGACAAGTTACGCAAGGATTGGCCAGACTATGAAAACGCCTACCAATATTACAAGCGGCACGAACTGTCTGAGAGTGACCATTGCTTCCTGATGGAGAAGTGCAAAGAAAACGGAATAGAATTTTTGACAACCGTCTTCGACTTGGAGACGGTTGATTTTTTGGCAGGCCTGGGACTGAAACAGGTTAAGATTGCGAGTCCTGACTGCAACAATTGGGAACTGATCGACAAATGCCTTGAGAAGTTTGATAGGATTATAATTTCAACCGGTTTACACACACCGGAAGAAATATTCAGTCTCAAGAGATACCTTGGCAAAGTCCATGTAACAGACAAGAGAGTGGCAATTCTGTATTGTGTCTCTCTTTATCCTACTGATTTGGGGCAGGTCAAAATGCTAACGATGAAACATGCCATGACCGGACCCTATGATTCATGGACAGAGCATGGATATTCCGACCACACCCTTGGCACAGATGCCGCCAAGCTTGCAATTGCTTTAGGTGCTGACTACGTCGAAAAACACTTTACCTTAAACCGCAACCTCCCCGGCAAAGACCAGGCAATAAGCGCAACGGTGGAGGAATTCCGGGAGATATGCGAGTGGCGGGATAAGGTCAAGGTGATGATGGGGTCCGGGGTGAGGGAGTTGTCGCCCGAGGAATTGGCGAATCGTGAGAAATACCGGGGCAGGTGGTCAGGTGCGTAAAATCTGTGTTGTTCTGGGGAGCAGGGCAAACTTGGGGCGGCTAAAATCGGTTATGAAGGCAATTAATGAGCATCCTGGCCTAAAGCTACAGGTAATTGCCGGAGCTACCGCCGTAGACCTGCCTATAGAGGCAGACGAAAAAGTATATTGCCAGTTTGATGGCGACGACCACGCAACAATGTCCCGTACAACCGGGGCTTTTTTAATGCAAATTCCAGCCGCATTTGAGCGCTTGAAGCCTGATATTGTGATGATTCACGGGGATCGCCATGAGATGTTAGGTGTAGCAGCAGCAGCAGCTTATCAAAATTTGACTTTAGCGCATTCAGAGGGCGGTGATTTAACTGGCAGCATTGACAACAAAGTCAGATATGCAATATCAGCTTTTGCAGACATCCATTTCCCGGTCACAGAACTATCAGCAAAGCGGATCGTTGCCATGGGTGAGAATCCGGACATGGTTTTCACGGTGGGAAGCACAGCCCTAGACTCACTTGTGGGCCTGGATTTGACTAACACCCGCAAGGAGCCGTATATTCTGGTGCTTCACCACCCGAACACGACACACCCGGAGGACATAGGCCCATTGATTGAGGCGGTAATGGCGATACCGATTAAAAAGGTATGGGTAAACCCCAACGTAGACCCGGGCAGCAAAGCAATGCTTAAACAGATTCACCAGCAAGACGTTGAGTTTATCAAGGGACTTCCCCCGGAAGAATACGCCAGACTGCTTAAAAACTGCGAGGTTGCCGTGGGGAACAGCTCAAGTTTCATAAAGGAAGGGGCTTTTCTGGGTGTTCCGGCTGTACTGGTTGGCAGGAGGCAGGAGGGGCGGGAGGTTGGCGATAACGTGGTGCTTGCCAAGAATAACGCCTTTAGCATTGAATCTTCAATTCATTATCAACTAGGCAGTAGGCCAAAACCTGACTACTGTTTCGGGGATGGTACGGCAGGGAAGCAGGTTGCGGAGATATTGAGCAAAATATATTTAAAGGAGAAAAATTAAGTTTTATGCAAAACACCGATACTGAGCCCAAGAAAGTCAAATGTGAGTGTTGCGGAAAAACCATAGCCATGGAAAACAAAGGCGTTATTGAAATTAAGTGCACTGGTAAAAGTAATGGTAAAAAGTGTGGGCATGTAAACCAAATAAAACAAAATTAACACCAAGAAGGAGTGTATATTGTGAATAGTACTGCTATGTTAGAAGAAAATATTGAGAGGTTTTTTTCGCATGTGAAAACATTAGACCATAAAACAAAAGAAAAAGTATTTGAAATGACATACGATGCCATTTTTTCTAACAAAGAAGAACAGATTCCAGCTGAGAGCAATAACCAGATAACGTTTTTTGATAAATGCAATACTGGTAGAGGCATATATACACCAAGCGATCGTCCATCGGTTAGAATAAGTGGACCGGATATTATAAACTGTAAAACTAAAATAACCAAAGGCTTAATAAGAATAAGGTTAAACAGAAAGACACTAGAATATCTTGATAATGCAGAATTTTTGCGTATTGGAATCATAGGCAACGATGGAATTGTTTTAGCAAAAGGGGATAGTTCCAGTAGCAAGGTTACATTCTCAAATAATGCTTCTAATACTGGCGAAATAAGAGTGCCAATAGAGGCCGTTCAACATATATTAAGCAATATCAGAGAATATGAGCTAAACAGTTACATTGAACCTGAATTGGTTGATGTACCGTTTAAGCATTTAATCATTAGAAAGAAATAATAAAATATATACACATTGAGGTTTCTGAAAGCCCGTTCTCCTAACCGGAGGGCGGGCTTTTTCTATTTTTAAGGAGGGGATTTATACGTTTATCCTTGGCGTAATTCCGGCCCGGGGCGGCAGTGCAGGCATACCAAAAAAGAACCTGTATCCACTAAACGGTAGGCCGCTGATTGACTACACAATTGATGCAGCCTTCAGGAGCAAACTAGACGACTTTGTAGTATCTACAGACGACAAGGAAATAGCACAACTGGGACATGCACTGATGCGGCCAGCGCACTTGGCACAGGATGATACTCCCATGCTGCCGGTGATTCAGCATATAGTGAGGCACTATGAAAACAGGCACAGAAGCATTGAGGTAGATGCGGTTATGATTCTCCAGCCAACCTCACCACTCCGGACACGCGGCGACATAGACAAGTGTATAGAGATATTTAAGGCCAACATGTGCGACAGCCTTGTATCGGTATATGAGGGCATCCACCACCTTAAAAACTACGATGAAGATGGAAACCCTTACCTTGCACAGACACCTTACGACAAGCGCAAATATAAGTGCTACACGCGAAACGGGGCCATATTCCTTTTGTCACGGGCACTACTGGACGGAGGAAAACTCTACAACGACAAACCATTTCTCTACACGATGCCCAAGAACAGGAGCATAGACATTGACCACATGGACGACATGGTGATGGCTGAAGCACTATTAAAATACGGTGGTGAGGGAAAATGATTGAAGGGGCCTTAATCCTATTTGCAGGAATTATAATCGGCGCAGCGGCTACACTTGGAGCCGTTTTTTATTTGCCGAAGAAACAACACGAAGAACCAAAGGAAAACAAGTACGAAAGATATCGCAACGAGCACGGCCTATTATCGCGCAAGGTGGCAAAGGGGTGATCTGATTGAACCAGGACAGGGATAAACGCATTGACTTTATGACAGAGGACCAGGTCAAACGTATAGACGACTTTCTGACCAAGATTGACAATAACCGGTCTGAGTTAGGAACACTTTACGACCGGATGGAAAAGGAGCAGAAAGCCTATGCCGGAGATCAGGAACTGAAAGAGAATCGCCCCAATAGCCGAGTCAACATTATTAACGCGAATATTGAGGGTCAAGTCGCCGCCCTAGTGGAGCAGAACCTTGCTGTTACCTGCCGGGGTGAGGGGCCAAGTGACCAGCCATACGCACGGTGGGCGCAGATTGGCCTAGATTGGTCATTCCGAAAAAACAGAATTAAGAAGATCCTGGAGGCCCACGAAAGAAGGCGTGAGCTTTTCGGCTGGGCATGGCTAAAACTTTACTGGGATTCGGATGCCGTCAAGGAGTTTGGGTTGGCAAAGCTTACCTGTGTCCCTCCAAACAGCCTTTTTATTGACCTGAAAATCAATGACCCGTTCAGAGTGCAGGAAGCAGAGTATATAGCAGAAGTCAGCCTTCAATCTAAGACGTGGGCCAAGCAGCAGAAGCGATATGGAGACAGGGCAGATAACATTTTTTATGGCGGTACAGACCGGGCACAGCTATTCCAAAAGGAAAAGACTCTTGATGATGATGATGCTTTCTGGCTGATTCAGCTTTGGACCATGACGGACGGTGTGTTGAGGCTGGAGGAGTTTTCCGACGATGGGGTTTTATTGTATGACTCCTTCGAGGACAGCGACTATAAAAAAGACGGGGAGCAGCTGCCGTATTATCGTTATAACAAATACCCGTATTTCCTGACCACTCTTTACCCGCAGGAGGGGGAACTGTACGGCTTTGGTGATGGCAAGCTTCTGAGGCCGCTTCAGGACATGATTAACGACCTGTACGACCAGATTAGGAGAGCAGCCAGGCCGAACCGGATCATGTTCGACCCGGAGTCAGAGGTTGAGCTTGAAGACATTGACGAAGATGATGGTCCCATTCCTTGTGTAAACCCGAATCAAACAATCAAGGTTGCCGAGGTGGGCAAGGTTAACCCGGCACTGTGGCAACTCCTGGCAAACATTCACCAGGAAGTCCAGAGGGTGACGCGCTTTTCTGAGTTAATGATGGGGCAAGGGGCAAAGGCCAAAACAGCCACAGAATCATCCATACAGCAGCAGCAGGGGGCCAGTGCCACAGATCACAAAAAGCTGATGCTCCAGGAAACCCTTGTCGAGGTCTGTGAGTACATGCTTGACATGATGATGGAGAACTACACCGAGGCCAAGGCTTTCAGGATTGACGAGAAAAAGGATGATTATGAGTGGATAGACTTCCGGCAGATGAATGAAGTACCGGTATTGAAGCCTACCACTGAAGCCTATACAAGGCAATATCAGGATATGAATCCTGGTGGCGAGATGCCCAAGTGGATGGAGCTTGAAAGCGGGGAAAAGAAATCCGTTGACTTCGACACTGAAATCAACATCGGTGCAGGCCTGCCGAAGAATAAAGCCTTCCTGTGGCAGATGCTTGAAAAGCTGGCCCCGCTGATTGTAGAGGGCAGAAACGTCATTAGCTGGCAGGAAGTCAGAAACTTTATGGAGGACTTCTTGGGGCTGCCGCTCGAGGATGGAACGCAAATATTGCCTCCTGAGATGATGGGGCAGGGAATACCGGGACAACCCGGGGCCCCTGGGGAAATGCCCCTACAAGGCGCAAACGTCCCGGGAATGTCACCCGGGGGAAATCCAATGATGAGCAATCTACCGCCTAATCCGGGGGTGTTGTAATGGCGACAATAGACCAACACAACCAAATAATGAAAGTTAATTTCGGCCACAGCAAACACTTTAAACACATCCTTACCAATGACGATATACGGCGAATGACGGTAGTTGAAGGTCGCTACCCTATATCAAGGCTTCCTGTGTGCTCCGGGTGTGAACAGGTGGCCTATTGGGGCCATGGTGGGCAAGGTGTCTGCCCTGACTGCGGGACCATAACCAAGAACCCCATAACCCTGTCTGAGTACATGGTGAAGGGCTACGACATTGACAAAACAGGTTACGGGCGGGACATGGACCCTGACATGCAAGCCAGGGACATTTTACTGCCTGAATATAAAATGTGAGGAGTGAAATTGTGTATACCTTTGGAACGCTGACACTTGACCGGGAATATGGGGATACGGACTATAAGAGTCTTGTTCCTATTAACCGCTTTGGCCTGACTGATGATTTTTACGGTGGCAGAGTAAGGCACATCGGCATTGTGCCGGATACAGACATAATGCTGTGCGTGGAGTACAGGGACGGGGAACACCGGGTAATTGATACCTGCGCTGTAAAGCTGGACAAAATTCCGGTTAAATTCATCAAAGACCTGTGCAGGAAGCGCAAGATACCTTTTGAAAATATGGCCAAGAAAGAGGAGTTAATCCAAAAAATTGAAGAGTGGTGATGACAATGAAGAAAAAGGGTGGCATGCACATGATGCCCGGGGGACGCATGATGAAGGACTCCGAAATGATGATGGGCAACGGCGCAGCGAAACCAAAACCCAAGGCCAAAGCCAAGAAGAAAGGCAAATAGCACCTGAACAGGGTGCTATTTCTATGCCCGTTTAACGGGTTTCGCGTCAGACAAGACGCTATAAAATCCGGCTGAGAGCCGTTAATAACTTTATGCGGTGGCACCGCGAACAGCTAAAAGGAGGAAACATGACTGAGGAAATTCGCAAAGACCAACCCACTGAGGAGATTATACCAGAACAGGAATTCGACTCTCTGGGGTTTACCGAGGAAGACGAGGAATCGCTAAAAGAGGTTAAAAAAGAGTTGGGCGAGGAAACTGAAGACCCGGAAACTACCAAGGAGGACGACCCCGAAAAGAAAGAGCCAGCCGAAAAAGCACCCAAGAGCGATCACGTTCCCCTGTCAAAGTACATGGAGGAAAAGAAGCGGCGGCAGGAGGCTGAAAAAATAATCTCCCAGCAGGAGGCCGAGCGCGAAAAATACCGCCTGACAGGTGAGTATATCGACCGTGGCTATCCGGAAGCGGAAGCCCAACACCTTGCCAGTAAGGATGTAAGCCAAAAGCAGGAACTGTCGGAACTCAAAGAACGGCAGTGGAATTATGACATTAAAGACCTCGTCAAAAGCGACGTCTTTTTTGCTGATGCCGAGACTTACAAGGATGAAATCAAAGGCAAGATGCGGGATCTCAAAATCGGTGCGGAGGAAGCATACATGCTCCTTCGCGGCAGGGCCAGGACGCTGGAAATGAAAACCGAGATTGAACAGAGTAACCTTGCCAAGCGGCAGAAGGCAGAGGGTAAGAAAACCGTTAACGCCTCCCCGTCTGCGCCTAAAAACCCCTATGCCCTTGATGCTGACGATCAAAAAGCACTTGCACGATTGCGACGGGCAGACCCGGAAGGGAAATGGACCGCCGAGAAATACCACAAGCTAATGAAAACCTAATAAGGAGTTGATCTAAATGTGGAGATTCAGAAACGATAAAACCCAAAAACCATACATTGGCATACTGCCCGG